ACTTGCGCCGATTATGAATTGTATAGAGTCCTTTCCACAACTTTACAAATCTTATACAACCAAACGTGTAAAAGATTTATCACTACATTCTTTGTTTTTGTTTTTATTTACAAGTATTCTTTGGCTTGCTCATGGTTATTTTATTCAAGATTCATCGTTGATTTTTTCAGGAGTAATTACAACATTGACAAACTTGTTTTTGTTAATATTGTATTTTATGTATAACCCTTCAACCCATTCAAAGTAAAGAATTAAATTTTTTGTAATTCATAAAATGTAAATTTATAAAAACAACCAAACTGTCTTCCGATAAGTTTCGTAAAATTTTTGGTATAGTTATTTTGTTTTTGATTTTGATAATAACTGTTGCGGTAAAACGCGACGTTTGTTTCGCAATTTTTTCGGCAATTGGCAATAATATTCGTAATACATTATCTACTTCACCAAAATCTCGTATGTAACTTTATAAAACCGGGTTATCTTTGTTTCCAAAAAAAATATTTAATGAAAGCGGTATAAAGGTTTTCGGTAATATAAGATTAACATGGCATCCTTCAATAAGGAACAATTAGATAATGAAAAAGTCAAGAAATTTATTAATGACCTTGTGGATCAGCATATAAAAGAAGAAGAAAAGGGCGATGATGATGAATACATTCCGAATGTTACAACCGATGAAGTTAAGGCGTTTCAACTAAACTATAAAGAGACGGAATATGAATATACAATGTTGGTTACAAATATTCCAAATGACTATACATTTAAGCAAATTTTTGACGCGGTGGACGCCAAAGATATGGGAACTATCAATCGCATGGTAACCACAATACAATTACCTACTGTTAAAGATACGAACCGTACAAGTGCTTATGTTTACTATGAAAAATGGTTTGATAATGAGAAAAATAAGGAGTTTGATGAAAAAATCAAGTCCTCGACGGAACCTTTCCCTTTTATTGAGTTTATCGATAAGGATGGTGTATGTGATTTGTTTCATGTTCAAAAAAACACACTTACTACACATTTTAAGTCTGACGACTATGTACCGAAGCGAATTATAATTCAAAGTATCAAAAGTAATAAGTCTTGTTTGGATATTGCGTATATTTTTCGCGAGCATTGTAAGATGGAACATATTGATATGGTCTGGGTAAAGTCTGATGAGTATGAAGACCCAACACATTGTCAATGTTATTATTATATTGAAGAATGGGGGTTGGAATTGTTTACAATCAAGTTATTGGAGGAGTTAAATGACCGCGGAGTGATTACCATAAACTATGACTATAATAATGATGAGAGAGAGTTGTTGTGGGTCTATGAACTTATATCTTTCGATTCTCTTTCAAAGAGTTTGGGTTATAAAATTGGGTTTGAATACGGTGGATATAAGAAATGGATACCCGAGGATGACCCGATTTATGGGGAGAGAAATGACAGGTATAATAAGTTGAACTGGTATTTTTCTACGGAGGGACGGTTTGCTTATGCGGAAAAAACTGTTGAAGATGAGTTGATGAAACATGGCGGATTATTTTTGGGAAATGGAGATGAAAAGAAGTTATATCCAGTAAAAATCAAGAGAAGACCAGTAGACTTTCGTTTCAATGACAATAAGAAATTGACCGAAGAGGACTTGAACACAATCAAGAATTTATTGATTGACGCCCTACAAAAAGGACTGGAGAACTTTTCGATTGGAAAACAAGGGGGGGATGGTGGTGATGAAGACGATTAAAGAGAAAATGGGTTCCACGCAATTGAGTAATAATATTTAGAAACAAATATTATTACATATCAAAAACATGTCAACAACAAAAGAAGTAATTAGCGTGATTGAAAATAGAAACGCCTTTTTAGAGTTATTGAAAGTGAATCCGGGATTAGTTATTGTAAAACTAGGGGCAACATGGTGTGGTCCTTGTAAAACAATCGCACCTATTGTTGAGGCGTTTTACGCAACATCTCCCGAACAAGTTCTTTGCGCTGATATTGATGTGGATGAGTGTTTTGACTTGTACTCTTTTTTGAAAAGTAAAAAAATGGTGAATGGAATTCCAGCAATGTTATGTTATAAAAAAGGGAACGTAGGTTTTGCGCCAGATGACATGATAACAGGAAGTAGTCCTCAGGGGTTGGACGCTTTTTTTAAAAGATGTAATTTACATTTGATTAGTGTTCTTCGTTCAGAAAATCAAAAAAAGTTTTATTCAAAAAGGATTTAAATTTTTAACCGAATGTTAAGGCAGATGACAGAATTCGAAGAAAATGTGGATTTAATGAACCGATATAAGCAAAAAGTCGACGATTTTATCCGCAATACATTTGACCGTAACTATATGTTTGAGGTAAAAAAATGCTGTTGCGACTATACAGAGTTTGTATCCATTGAAAAGGATGCTTCATTGAGTGAATTTTATGAGAAATTAAGAAAAACGTTTGTTGGTACAAGAGTGGAAACCATTTACATGGTAACCAAACTAGGAGATGTTGCGTATTTACATGATGTTGGTGACGTAAAAGTGCGAGATGTGATTTCAAGTCGTCCAGGATTTTCTCCGATTTATCCGATTACAGCCAATGTAGTTTATAAACTACAAATAGGAAAACTGACGGATGTTTGTGATTGTTAATACAAAAAAATTGAATTAAATGTCAAAATTTCAATATATAAATCAATATTTTGAGAATTATGGAAGAAGTTCAAGTCTATCGTTTAACTGATTTTGACACAGAAAAGTGTTATTTCTTTGCACTAAAAACCAAAACAGTTGGTTTTTGGCCAAATGAAAAACATTATACCACAAATCCACTACAATATGTAGGAAGGTATATTCGTACGGTTTATATTTGATAACAATGGGGAAGAAGTTTCAATCGAAACTGATTATGATGGACGAACTTGTTTTATTGAAATTACGCAAGATTCCACTTTGAGAGTAAATGAACCCGAGGGGTGGTATCCCAGTCCAACCAAACAAACAGCTACTAACGCATAGTAACATGGTTTGGAATATAGTTATAAAATATGCGTGAGTTTTCGAGTTAGATTTTAGCAGGGGAAACCTAGGGAATCTAAGTGGATAAAATGCGTAAAATATCTAATGCTATGTATATAATGGATATAACAAAACAAATACAACAACAAAATGAACTTGTTCAAAATATTTTAAGAAACTTAGAAAATTATAAAGAAGTAGTAGAAGAAATTAAAAAACAAAACGAAGTAACAAAAAATATTATAAAAGAGCAAATTGCTAAACACCAAGGATATATTGAGGAGTTTCAACTACGAATCACTGAACTTGAAAATGAGAATAACCAAACAAAAATAAATGATTATAATAATCGTATAGACGCTTGTCAAAACTTTATTAACAAAAAACAAGAAATTTTGGATGAATATACTACCAGACAAGACAATGAATATGAAGTTACAATAAAACATATTGAAGATTTGAACAGTTTAGATCATGTTACAATAGATGACTATCAAGACGATAAATTGTCAGAAAACATCAAAGAATACGTAAAAATAATTAATTCAGTTAATGATTTTTATAAGAAAAATTTCACAACTCCCTTAGATAAAAAAAGTATGGAGATAGATGTTAAAGCATTCGAATTAAGTAACACTTTTATTTTAAGAGAACTAAAAAACGGAGGTGTTGATATAGGTTTATGGGAAGGAAGACAAGAAATAACCATTTCTCCAAGATATGGGCAAAAACAAACATTGAGTGGAAAAGGAAGATTCAAAAAGATAAACGCACACACAAAACGTTTTTTACTAAAATCTTCTCATAAAAGAAGTAGTTTAAATAATAAAAGGCGTAAAAAACGAAACACAAAAAGAAATGAACGAAGAAAAAAGAATTAACCTATTTTTTCTTGAATAAATCTGTTTATTCACGAAAACACAATTAAAAGCACCGTATAAAGTAAAATATATTACCAATATTTATGTTATCAACAAAAACAAAAACAACTACAAAAACAAATACAAAAATTGACTTGAATATAGACAATTATGAGTTACAAGACATATTGAATTTATTTAAAATACCCATAGATTTCGACGAAAACGAACTCAAAAACGCAAAAAAAATGGTTCTCAAAACCCACCCTGATAAGTCTGGATTACATGCGGATTATTTTCGCTTTTATACAAAGGCGTATAAATCATTGTATGAAATATGGTCTTTCCGAAAAAAGGGAGATGTGAACGCAACCAATAAAAACACCGAATATATTCAAGAAACTGACCTTAATAAGGGACAAATATTAGATAACTTATTGAATGATAAAAAAGTATTTAAAAACAACAAGGAATTTAATGTTTGGTTCAATGCGTCTTTTGAGAAACATAAATTATATTATGAAAGCGAAGAGACCGGTTATGGAGATTGGTTGAAAAATCAAGAAGAACCGTTTTTTAGAAATGATAATGTTACTATGGCTACCATGGGAGAAGAATTTGAGAGAAAGAAGAGAGAAATGCGATCTCTCGTTGTAAAAAAAGACTTTGAAGAAATTGATTCCTCTTTTGGAGGTTATAATTTATCGTCCCAGGCTCCTTCCAAATATGATTCGGATATTTTTTCTTCCCTTCCTTATCAAGACTTGCATAGTGCACATACAGAAACAGTAATTCCTGTTACTAGAGAAGATTATGAGAGAAAACAAAAGTTTCAAAGCACAGATGAATATATTCAGTTTCGAGGACACCAAGACCAAGTTGTAAAACCATTGTCAGAAATACAAGCCCAACAGTATTTGAGAAGTAGAGAGAAACTGGAAGAACAGCAAGCAACAAAACGAGCATACGACTTAGCAAAACAGACCGAACAAGCCCAAAAGAATTCCAATATGTTTTGGAAAGATTTACAGCGACTCACCCGATGATAAAATAACAACAATATTCACCGATATTCCAAAATTGTAATTTAATGTGTTCTAATAAGTTTTAAAATGAATCTTTTATTATCATTACGTATCATCGTGTTAGACTTAAAATTTATATAAATAATATAAATAATAAATTATTAGGAGGGGTCGCAGGGGCAGCTAGCAGTCCTAGGTTCCCTGCTATAAAATATACTTCTAGTATATATGGCATTAAATATTAAAAATTATACCAATTATTTCATACTTCTTTTCATATTATTGGCGGTTGGATTTTTATATAGAAGATACGAAGACAAACGCGAGAGAGAAGAACAAGGAGATAACTATGAGATGATTCAAAAATACCTCTTGTTTGATGATACGAATATAGATGCGAATTTAGCGAAAAATAAAAAACCAATATTATGGTTACATATAACTCATGAATATAATTCGAGAGATTGGTTGAGTTTTGGGTCGCGAAGTAGTTTTGAATTAAATCAACCTTATTTATATTTGACAGTAAAAAGTATAATAAACCAATGCGATGACTCATTTCATATTTGTATTATTGACGACGAAACATTCCCAAAATTACTTCCAGATTGGAATATTAACATGAAGTCAATATCGAATCCTTTGAAACGCGATATGAGAGAATTAGCAATTGCGAATATCTTGTATAAATATGGAGGTATTCGTGTTCCGCCATCTTTCATTTGTTTTCGTAATCTTATTGAAATGTATGAAAAGGGAACTGCGGGGGATGGCATTTTTTCATGTGAGTTTGTAGATAGGAATGTCACGTCTGTTGTAGATGGGTTTTGTCCGAGTGTTCAATTCATGGGGTCGAAAAAACAAAATCCTACTATCAAGAAGTTTATTGATTTTATGGAGAGAACGATTTCAAAGGACTATACAGACGAAATAAGATTTTTGGGAGAATTAGATAGGTGGGTGAAAAGAAATGCTATGGTAGTAGATGGTAAAATGATCGGAACAAAAAAAATGGATGATGAACCCGTTTTATTGGAAGATTTATTATCTACAACTTACATAAGTATTTATTATGGGACATATGGTGTATTAATCCCTCAAATGGAAATATTGAACCGCACGAAATACCAATGGTTTGCGCGTCTCTCTATTCAACAAATACTAGAGTCCAATATGATTGTGTCAAAATATTTGTTGTTGGCAAATGCGCCAGATGCTAAATCAGGCGGTGGTGTGTTGGAAAATATAAAGAATGAATATTCAAACTATACAAAAGAGAACCGTAAAATCAAGAAGGAATATGTAAGTTTCTGGAATGTGCCTTCTGGGGCGCCCCTTTATGGACTTCAACCATTAGACTTGGGCGATAAGGTTCCTAAACTTTCTTACCCAAACAATTAGATTAATAAAACAAACACGCGTTTAATAACATATTATATTTTTTGAGAGTAGAATATAATATGGACACACCAAATTACGCAGGATTAATTGCTAGTTTAGTAATTGGCGTAGCGACTATTGGGGGACTCGGATATTTTGTAGTTCGCAATGAAGATGATGAAAATAGTCGTGATAATAGTCAACATGATGTAAATAGTAATGAAAATGAAAATGAAGAAGAAATAAGTCAAGACGAAGATACACGCGTTTTTCAAACACCCAAAAGGCATCGAAAAAGCGTAAAAAATGGAAATAGGTCGCGTAGAAAGTCACATAGTCGACGATTCACATCCACTTTTTAAAATCCACTTTTAAAATCCACTTTTTAAAAAAGTGGAGCAAAACCGTTCACTTTTGAAAAAGTGAATAAAGATTACAATTTGTAATGACAACAAAGTGTCCCAAAATGTAATGTTTACACATTGTAACGAATTTAAAATTGAGGTTTCAATTTCATTAAGTATTTTTAAGTGAGACTTAAATTTTTATTAATTACTCAGTTATCAGGAGGGGTCGCAGGGGTTGCTAGCAGTCCTAGGTTCCCTGCTGTGGATGATATATAATACACGATTTCGTAAGTTGACTTATCGTATTTTATTACGGATTTATAAGCAACGTCATGATAGTTGCACAACTGTCGAACAACTGTCATAAATGCGTTATAGTTCATCGGTTTTTCTAAATACTTTTCTTTCGACTTGTGATAATAGGGTTTCAATGACTCTAAAAACTCTATTATTAAGTTATTATAAACTGCTTTTTTAAACGCAACCTTGTTTAAAATAAAATAACCTTCGTTTTTGAATGCTATTTTATTTAAAAGTGTAAACAAAATATCAATTGGTGGAGAATTTTTAAAAATTTGTTTTGACATTTATAAAAACTTTATATATATTATATTATTACAAAAATTTAAACGCACAAATTTTAAATTATACCCGTAATGTAAAATGAATTATAGATTTATAACAAATGATGAAAATATAAGAAACGCCTTTTTAGATTTACAGATATCAGAGTCCAAACAACCCATAGATCGACATTATTTATATGATTATATAAATGATGAACCCGACTTTTGTAGAGGTTCAGAAGTACAAGGGTACCTTAAAAATAATATATTGGATGAAAACAATACCATTTTATATATACACGGAGGTTACAAAATATCAGGATTATTAAATTTCAAAGTTTTACATAGAACGATAAATGATAAAAGGACAATTCAAACGCAGGGAATATGTGTCCCGAATGGCGAAAAAAAGGGAACAGGGAAAAACATTCTCTCAATGTTAAAGTTATTGGCGGAAAAGTTAGACATAGAACAAATTGTTATATTTTCAATTGATGAATCAAGGGGGTTTTATATTAAAAACGGGTTTATTGAACTTGAAGAAGGGACAAATTTTTTTGTTTTTGACTTAAAGAAACGAGACGGTGGGGTTGGAAAAAACAAAAACAAAACGTTTCGCAAAAATAAAAGAAAACACAAAAAACACAAAACAAAGAAAACAAAGAAAACAATGAATAGATGAATTATAGTGATATTTTGCTGTAAGAGTGTTCTATTTACAAACCGGGTTTATTTGGGTCTGCATTTTTTATAAGTGTGCAAAGTATGTTATTTGTAAAAAGTGGGAGTTCAATATCGTCTTCATGAACATTATGAAAAATAGTAATATACTTACATAGTATTGGAATAATTTCATATTTTTCGTCTTCTGTTAAAATGTTTGTTGTTTTAATAAATAAAAAATAGTTATCCAAAATGTCCATTACTGAATAACCCCGATCATAAATAGAATATAAAAGTTGTATTGCTTCATTTAACTCTGACCTTCTTAGATGATTTGTATACTTAACAAAGGTATTGAAACTAATATTAGTACATACACTCGTTGCCAATTCTAATGTAATTTCAGTTTGTAACAACTTGAATTTTTCCATATAATTAATGAGAACCTTGGCAACATTATTACATACATCCAAAATAAATTCTTCGGCGTTTTCATGAACAATAATATCTTCCGTTTGTTTTATTTTAGTCATTATTTTTTTAATACTTTCTCGCTGTAATGGTTTTAGTTTCATAATTGTAAAACGAGATTGTAAACTTTCTATTACCTTTTGATTATTGTTACACGAAGAAATAAAGTGCACATTATGTTTGTATTTATCTATACAGTTGCGGAATACTTGTTGACTTTGTTCGTTTATGAGGTCAATGTCATCTAATACAATAATTTTCTTTTTATGATTTACATAAGAACATGTCTGGCAAAATGTTTTCACATCATTTCGGTAATAATGAATTCCCTGCTCCTTTAAACTATTAATATATAAAATATTTTTTTCATATTGCTCAACAGGGACACCTTTGTAATATTCACGAATGATTGCGTTCAATAAAGAGGTTTTTCCACTTCCCATGTCGCCGATAAAAAGCACATTTAATGTGTCAAGTTGAATAAATGTGTTTAAAACAGAAACGATTTCTGGTTCTATTTCAAAATCGCTGAAATATAGAGGTTGAAATTTATGTATGAATAGTGAGGTGCTCATGTAATATATATATTCGTTAATAAATATTTAAGTTTATCTTTTGTAATAATAATTATTATGGAAAAAACGCATTATGACACATTGAATGTTTCAGAAAACGCAGGAATAGATGAAATAAAAAAGGCGTATAGAAAGTTATGTTTGAAACATCATCCAGATAAGGGCGGGGATGTAAATATATTCAAGGAGATAAGTAGCGCGTATGAAACAATTGGCGACACACAAAAAAGGAATGAGTATGACGCAATGAGAAAAAATCCATTTATGCGGATGAATAGCATGGGAGGTCATGGAGATATGGGGTTTGAGAATATAAACGTAGATGATTTATTTGCGAATATATTTTTTGGGGGAATGGCTGGAATGCCAGGTATGCATGGTATGCCTGGAATGCCCCCTGGTATGGCCGGGATGTTTCCACCAGGTTTTCCACCTCCAGGAAACATCCATATTTTTAGAACAAGTGGAACAGGAACAGGAACCGGAAGCATTCATGAAATTTTACAAAAACCCACTCCAATTATATTGAATATACAAGTAACCATGGAACAGGTGTATTCAGGAACAACACTTCCTTTGGAAGTAGAACGATGGATTGTTGAAAATGGGAAAAAGGTATTTGAAAAACAAACGCTGTATGTAAATATACAAAAGGGAGTCGATGATAATGAAATTATAGTTTTGAAAGACCAAGGAAATGTTGTAAACGACACGTGTAAAGGTGATGTAAAAATATTTGTAAAGGTTACAAATAACACAGAGTTTCAGAGACGTGGTCTTGATTTATTTTTAGAAAAGACAATTTCTCTCAAAGAGGCTCTCTGTGGGTTTTCATTTGAAATTAAATACATGAATAACAAGTCTTATACGATAAATAATCATCCAGGAAATATAATTCCTCCCGAATATCAAAAAGTAATTCCTGATATGGGATTGTTGAGAGAAGGTCATAGTCAAAGGGGAAATTTAATTATTCAATTCCACGTTTTGTTTCCCGAAAAAATATCCGAAGAAAATATTGTAAAACTGAAGGAAATATTATAGGGGGGCACCTACGCGGTCCTGGGTTCACTGCTAGTGATACTTAAACATAATAATTCCAGCAGCAAAACTTTGTGTTTTGTTCATTAAACTAAATAATTTTTCTGTTTTATGATAGTTGTAACTTCTCAAAAAGCAGTCATCTGTTTTACAAAGATAATCAACACAAGTCGGATTTTTTAATATTTTCAAAATAACTGGATATAATCTTTGTATATTTAATCCGTCAACTTTTATAAATTCTAATTCGTCATTGTATTCCTTTACAAGTTCAAAAACCTTCAAATCAGGAATAACGTATTCCATTTTAATGGATTGCACAACTTCTTTTGGAAGTTTAAATTGTAGTTTGGAAACTTCAATTAGAATCGAATTGCTTTCTTCACTCAACATTATTTAATTATATTTTTCTTAATGAAAATGTAATTAAATCAATTTTATTTACTTAATTTTTTTAGTTGGAATTTTGCTACACACAATATAAATCGAGTTTTCAGTAACAATAATATATTCTTCACCACTTTTGAAAAACTTTGCGATTGGACTGGTATATTCGTCTTCACTTTTCACTAAAAGTTTTTCATTATCTGCTTTTACTCCAATAAAAGAAGTCTTATCCAATGAGGAAGTCCAGTAATCAAGTAAAATAGGTTTATCTTCTAAGATAGAATATTTTACCATGTGTTTCAATGTTGCATCAGAAGGAATGCGGTAGTTACTGTTTTGGCCGGTAGATGTGTTTGTTGTAGTCAAACTATTTTGCTGCGCGCTCATTTATGTTAAATAAATATTATTCTCTTTAAATACTTATATTCTTTAAATAATAAGAATTGTTTGTGAACGGGTTGAGTTTCCAACAAAAAAACATAATATAGCTTTATTACAAAATATGAATCGCAAAATTAATAATAGTTGTTATGATTTATCAAACCTAAATAATTATAAAACTAGTTTAGACGCTTTAACACCTGATATAATAAAAAAATACAATACAATTATAATTGATTATTTACAATTTATCAATGAAAACTCCAATTACAAAAACCCACGACTTAAATATTTTATTATATTAAATGGTCTCACTACAATATCGCATGTGTTTTCCATGCTATTATATTATACTAAAAATTTAGACTTAGTTTGTTATCACACAAAAAACGCTTATTTTTTTTACACTGAGTTTATAGGACAAATTACAGAAGATAAAAATTCATTTCTTCAGTTGACGCCGCGAGATGCATCCTTGTTTGTATATAAAAAATCATTGTTTTCAATTCAAACGGATAATATAAAACCGATTCTTAAAAAACCCATGAATGATGGTTCGAATAGAAAACTTGATATTGTAAAAACAAACATTTATATTTTGAATCATGTTGTAACGTTTTTTATTGAAAAAAACACAGAAAACATTACAGAGTTAGTTATGCATATTAAAGATATATTCAAATGTATAGACCCAATAAACAATGGAAAAAATTATAATATTACGCAAAAATCATTTAAAACATTATTGAAGTTAATAGAGATATTGAAGTCTAAAAACGTGAGTAAGCGATAGTTTTGGAATATTGTAGAAGAGTTTATAAAAAATTATAATAGAAAAATAAATGATTATTATAAGTCATCCGTTCAAAATGAAATGAATGAGCAAATTATGGA